GCCTTTTATAAATAATAAATGCGAAAAAGCAATGAGCAAAATTAAGGTTAGTAAAACCCCGCCAAGGGAATTCGGCGGTTTGTGCGTAGAATGAATTAGGCGAGCTGTATGCCGGGCTATATAGCGCCTGGCAACACCTCGTCAGGAAAATGGCAAAGACTCACAACGGCTATATAGGTGAGTCGCCATAATTTAGAAACTAAGCGTAAATGCGCTTGGTGTAAAAGAAGCAGTGAAATGCAAAGTGCGAATATATCATTTGCGAGCTGCAGAAGGTGTAGTGACGGTTGGAGGAACCGTGGTCGCTGGCATAGGACTTTCTGCTAAGTAACCCAGCCATACCCAGGCGAAAGAGACCGCCAACAGCATGGTTCTGAAAGTGACGTCAGGAACTTGGAAGTACAGTACGAGAGCCGTACCCGCTAGTAGATACAAGTATGATTCAACAGGAGGCAGAATGAAAATTATGAGAGAGACGATGGCTATAGAAAGGAGACGTCTATTGATAGGGACCATGTACAAGCCAGGAGCCATGATGACGATACCCGCAACGCGGGTAGCATTCTCAGCCACCCAAGATCCCAGTACCGCGGTAGAGGGACGCTGAGACAGCCAAGTATGGAATCGCGCGATGTGAGTGACGTCATAGAAAATGAACAGGGCCACCACAATCAGTGCTAACAGCTCCGGCTTGTTGGCGATACCTTTCACCCCTTTGACGAACTTCTCAAAGACGTCCATCTGTTGCGGTGCCGGTTTCTGCTTCTTGGGCTTTGAGGGCACGGAGGGTGGTGGCACACTGGTATCTGTGGAGACAGCAGCGTTCATGCTCGTCCAACGGTTCCCGCCTCCAGGAAATTTACGAGCAAGGAAACGTGGTCGACCTCTGCCGCGTCCGCGCGACAGCAGTGATGCCATAGTACAGTGCCGATACAAAAATAAAAACATTTATGCTACCTCAGAAGTCTCGTCCTAGTCATCAGTGGTCTCGTCATCAGGAGTGGGGATCTCATATACTATACTAGTGATTTCGTCAGCCACATCACTGCGTGTAATGGAATGAATGTGAGCCTTTAGCTGATCAAAATCAGTAAAATAGTACACCTGTCCGGTACCACTAGAGGTGGGGAGACTTCTATAAACCATAGCAAAAGCAAAATAAGATGGTTTACTTTTGAAGTGCAGTACAAAATGAGCAAAATCAGGAGCCTCGCACAGATCATCAGTCGGACGCCAAGCATCGCAATAGATCACCTCGGATATCGTTCGAGGATACACCACAAATAATCGATCGCGATTCTCGTGATGTTCTGCACTAGAGATGTCCGGCAGGTTGTCGACTTGCTTGACAAAATAGTCGGCGCGCGTCCAGGCATCTCTAAGAAGGCTCTTGGCCCACGTGGGAGGCATCGGGTTACCCATCCTTACAAAATAAAAATCTGTTACTTCAATTAAAAATTATGATCATAATACCCATGATAAACGCGGTCAGGTAGACATCGTGCCACTGGAGTTGGGCTAGCAGAGCTAAGATAGAGGCCTCAATAAGATGGAATTTCAGAATAAAAGTGGAAAAAGCCGATAGTGACTCGTAAATAGTAGTTAGTAAAAATCCAAAAACCTCGGTAAGAACTCGAGCAAGAAGACGCTCCAGTTCAACGAGAAATTTCAGACCGAGGCCCTCGATCCAATTAATGTCTGAGAGAGAACGCAGGTTGCGCACGCACTCCTCAGACACAGTAGAGGGAGCAGAGAAACCCAAGGCCTGAGGGTCAAAAATATACCATTTCAGAATAAAAGATGGAGAATCGAGGCTAAAACTTCCTCTGCCAACGAGCAGTTGATCACACAAGTGCCACGATGTCTGACCTACAGAGTCTAAATACATACGACCTGGCTGCAGGGATGGTACCTGAGCATGTAAAATCAAAACGCCTTCATGCGATACGAGCACATCGCCGAGCACAATCTCAACAGCCAGGGCCGTATACTTGTGGAAAAACAATCTTAAAGGTGAAGAATCGTATACATTAGAACATTGTTGAATATTAGAGTACAGGTTATTAATACTAAGGCGAATCCATAGATCGCAATTAGGGTCCGTAGTCTTAAATATAATGCGGACCTCATCATTAGAAGCTACAACAAAACGCAGAGAGTCGTCATGCACCACATGTCCGTCAGCCACAGCAGTATAATCAGTACATACACTATGAGCAAGATGCGTAGATACATAGTGTACAGATGAATAATTGCCGGATCTGTCATCGACTGTGACGTGCATACTGCCCTCAGCAGTATAATCCAATAAACGGGTGAAGTGCTGGATAAATCCATGCGTGGTGACAGGCTGATCTATCAAAGTATAAGTAATATTAACCTGGGATAAAAATGCATCTCTGGCATGATAGTTAGCCACAACAGTGCCAGAGGGCAGATGATCCCAAAGGCCATTGCAATTAACATAATCAAAAGCCGGTGTGGTGTTAACCCAGTGACATTCCTTTTCAATGTTAAATACAGAATCATGGAAGAAAAGATCAGTCTGATCACCACTAGTCCTAACATGCAATGCATGTTTAGCAGTGGAAGTGCGATATATACCACATACATTATCAGGTGCATCAACAGCAAAGAGAGGCATTGAAGTGACATCAGGAGAAAAGGACCCATAGGGCGGAATAAGCACTACTGGTGGTAGTCCCCCAGACCACTGAAAAACCGTGAAGAATCTACTCACAGGAGGAGAACGGAAGCAAATATCTTTCTCACCAAAGAAACCTCCGCCTGGCAGATCTTGTTTGGTCAACATCGAACCACACGTCTCGGGAAGTTCACACTCAGCAGGCCAAATACTATTGGTGGTAAGGATGTAGGCACACTCAGGTCTCAAGCTAGTGTATGGAAAAGCTATGCCTGAGTCTCTAGTGTGAACCGGCGTCAGGCCCGAAGCCTGCAACGGACGAACGTAGCCAGCGGAGGCAGAAAAAGATTGAGCGTTGACAATTGATAAAATAACAGATATCAGTATGAGTAAAGGACTGCGAAAGATTAAAGTAGCGGCTGAACATGTATATATAAAATCAAAGCCGCATGAAGCTGAAGTAGGAATAGTGTCTACACGCAATGTCTCACCCCTGGCGAAGCAGTTGGTTTGCCATAAAGTGTGAGTAATTTGCTGCTCTGAATCCTGAGGCACGCAATTATAACACTGCGACTGGCCACCATACTGCACGTCAAGGATGTGCCCATGCGTACAGTTGTCACGCAGGTGTGAGCAGGGATGATCTTGAAAACAGTGTGAAAAAGAAGATCTTTTTGCTGGGGGACCCTGTGACAACAGAGCAGAGGTGGAGAAAAGGTTGTTAGAAACATTATAGAAAGCATAAGTGGTGTAAAGATATATAAATTCTGAGACATACATGTTCAAACCTACTCTAGTTTCGGTCGTGACGGATCAGCTTTCAATATCACTGGGCGATTTTCTACAAAGTCCACTATCTCAACCAAATGATCCGATACAAAAGAATTAGTCAAATCCAGCATTAATACATCACCTGTATGACCTTTTCTTACGTCTTTAGTCCACGACCAAGGAGCTTCAGGGCATTTCGATTTCATTCTGGTCCAAATAATCTCAGGAGATGCAAGACAGTATATGAGAGCATATCGCTCGCAATGCTTGTCCAGCAACTCGTGACGATTAGTGATCAACAATTTAGTTTTTCTACTGAGCTCATAAAGCTCGCCAGCCGACGACACAGGAATGTCGTCCGTGTCCAGAGACTCAAAAGGTAAACAGGCAGCGGCGGTGGTTTTCCCGAACCCAGGAGGCGCGTAAAGCACCACACAGGACGCGGGAGCCCGTGGCTCAGGGCCGGGTATGGTGTACAATTTCGAAAACTCATTCGGATCCTTTACGATGTGATACAGCATAGTCATGACCGCGGAGGAATCCATGGTGCCCCCGTAGCGCTCCAGGAGCCCCTTGGAGATAGCCTCATGCACCTCCGGGATAGCAAAACGCTGCGTCAAATCTAGCATGGATCTGCGATACTCTTCCAAGTGCTTTTCATTGACAATGTCGTGACGTCCCAACTTGATAACCACTTTCAGTGGGTCGGGCACAAACTCCCACCCTCCTTGAATCGGGACCAAAAATTTTGAACAAAACAACGTGCTGGTGTATCTAAAAATTTTTACCTCCAAATTTAATGCTTGAGAAAAGATAGCGGACGCATCCCCAGCGACATCCCCACCTATTATCATAGAGTCATCACCCGCAAAGCACATCAGTCTGGCCAATCTAAGATTGTACGCAAGGGAACAAGCGGCCATGTTAAACATTGTATTTCCAATCAATGTGAAAGCATCGCCTGACTTCCTCTGGTACATTATATTGGCTTTCACACCATGTGCTCTGTCAACTAGCATAGTGTCAGTGTGCATATGTCGCCAGATATTAAGCAACTCATCAGACAATCCAAAGTGCTCGAGCACCAGAAGCTCAAACTCAAGAGCCAGCTCACCTTGAGATTTGTCAAACTTCGATATGTCAAACTCAACTACCAGCTCATGAGCTATGTCTTCAGGCGTCACGATACTTGTGACCTTCTTTGCAAAATCTTCCGGCGAAATGTCTGTGAATATGCACACATTGGAACGAACGCTAGCGAGTAATCTCTCCTTGATTATGCGTGACAGTGGACAAAAAATGGCATTAATAAATTTAGTTTGGGCTGCGATAGTCTGCAGCGCCGGTATGACACTAGTAGCATCACGACTCATTGAGGGTTTCACAGTAGGCTTTATAGAAAAATCATAAGTGCTGGATTTCAGAGACAGCAAGTTCAGTTCGGGGTCAATCAAACGCAAGGTCTCTTCCGGCTGGGTCTGCAGCCATTCTCGCAACGACTGCTGAGTAGGTCCAATCGGCGGGAAAGGCTTGTCATTCGCCAAGTACGTTTGCTTGAACCCAAAGAACATAGCTCTCGCCGTATCTTTAGTTGCCATTAGTGTTTGTAGATCCGGAACATTCAGGTTACGTTTTGCAAGTGCTAATAGGGTTTCGCGCTGTGTGCGCAGTCTGGGACGGTAACAGCTTGTGCGTAGGACAGGTTCGAGGCGGGGATAGTCTTCATATTTCGGGGACTCGCCCAATACAATAGAGCCCGGCGCAGCCGGTATGCTCAAATCGCAATGAGCGACACCTTCAGCGTCAAATGAAGTGTCTTCCCAGCCACAACCTCCTGTAAAATCATCAACCCAGTCCTGGATGTGCTGTATATTAGGCTCACAATACTCGGGTTCGCTATTCAAAGATTCAGGCCACGTCTGATCAGCATATGAAACCACTCTATCATTCCACGCCTCCTCCTGACACGATGCCTCTATAATATCCGCAAGTGCAGGTGAGTACGAGTAGTCTTCAGGTTCCAAACACAAGTCATCAGGGCTTGCACTTATTTCATAGCGAGTAGCGATCTCTCGTTTCGTGAGCGCTCCACCCGACAGGGTAGATCTCTGTATGTGTTGTGATGTGATGTCGTGCGGTACAACAGTGGCATAAATTAGACGTTGTGTATGTCTCGTCAGTGCAACTAAAACATGACTCGGAGAGTTATAAATAGTTTTCCCCAGGGAGTAATCCAGTCTTACTAGGACCACCTCACGGGCCTGGCTACCCTGATACTCATGCACCGTGTTAACAGCCGGCGTAGGCCTACTCTTACCACGTTCACGAGTTTTCACCCAGTCGCCATACCCCTCTCTGATCAATTCTTCCTTCTCACTCTGTGTAAAAGTGAGATACTGGTACTCTCCCTTAGGGACCGTAGCGATGCCACTGATGTGCTCAAGATATAAGCTTCGCTTCACAGTAGAGGTAGTCCCGAACGTATGACCAGCCTTCGTTCGGTACTCCTCAGAGAATAGCGCCGCCACATCTTGAGGACATCGATGGCTAACATCTAAGGTGGCAGTTACCGTGAAATTCAAAATGCTATGTTGAGGTTGTATGTGCGGTACTCTTTCTATGTATGGTATTTGCAGTGCGTCACCTAAACAAACTACCATCCTAGCCTTGGCCTTGAGAGCCACTGCATGTATGACGCCAGCATGACGCATCCTGGCTTCATCAACAAAGACTCGGTCATGCTGTGTCTTCCCATGCATAAGAAAACTATCAATGGTGAAAACATGCTTGTATTCAGGAATCCTTTCCCCGGCACGTCTGGCGAGGTCAGATGCAGCGGTCCTGGTTGTGGTCAAGAGCAGATCCCCATCCTGGAAATTCTTTACTATGTACTGCGTCTTACCACATCCAGGGACGCCCTGTATCAATTGCGGCATGTATTCATCATCAAAGTCCTCATCAAGCTGAGAAACAGCGTCATACAAGTAGTGTTCTGTGGCCACGGCCAAACTATCATCTACCATGGTCAAGGACATACTAGCATCAAAGGGTATTACTTCGTGACCATCGAAACAAGTCATATACTGCGTTTTATTGCGAGGTGTGAGAAGCCAGGCGCCGTGCCTCCTCAAGCCTATGTCAGGATAACGCTTAGCGAGGAAGTTCAAGGTGTTCGTATTCAAGGCCTGCGTGGCCTCTGTCCAACGGTCTTTACAGCTTGTCAATCTCACTGCAGAGGCAGTTTTCCAAATGGCCAACTGCTCCCTGAGGGCATTCTTCAAACCTCTAATCCTATCATCAGCATCGGTGGCATGCTCAAAGTGAAAGTGAGTAGCTGCCGCCACATGCTTCATATAGCGATTCGCAGGCGATATCCAAGTAGGCTTGACATCATCCACAGCGTCTGGCTTGTTTACAGGTGCAGTGTCAGGTTTCACATCATTAAGGGAAGTGGTGTCGGTTTGCGGGTGTGTTTCACTAAAGCAATCCTGTTGGGAGTGCGTGCTACGAATAGGACTAGGTCCCGCAGTTAAGTTCCTGCTCTGAGTCTTCGGCCTGGTGCTAAGTGCCAATTTCATTACATTTTCTCTAATCAAGTTATCTATCGGTGCAGAATCAAGCACCAAAGGCTCAGGCAGGGGTGATAATAAAGGTTTAGGTGCAAGTACTGGCATCGGCCTTGGTCTAGGACTATGGTAGCTCTCGTTATAGCCTCGGCACACAATACGATCATGAGTGCGCTGATAGTGCAATTCACTACGCACAAACATCAAAATGCTGCCGAGCATATTGCGACCGCCACCATCCTTCCCGCGACCCCAGAAGCTATCTGATGTAGCCTCAACCAAAACGCTGCCTCCCGTGTTAAGCAGTTTTTGAGCCAGAGAAGCATCGCCAAATTTATCTATCACTAGTTTAGTCATGCAATCCACATTATCTTTAAACCACAGGGCAGCCGCGGTGATCTTCATTTGCGTAAGTTTGGCGCTGCGTCTCTTCGCTTGAACAGCAGACAGGTTCTGCAGTTGTTCTGGTTTTTCGCCATGATAGACAAGCTTCTTGGCCTGATAGGCGTGCTCAAGGCTAGGCCAACCGTTGACAGAACTTTCACTCATGTTTGACAGCCAAGAATTCTTGCTCTTATTGAATTCAATAGTGTGTCCTCCCGTGCCAAGGGCCTTTAGGATGGCTCTCTTATTCTCAGCACCATCAGATGATTTACCCGAGCAAAGACGGATCTCGACACCCGGTTTGACTTGTTTAGCCATCTGATATAACTCGTAAGCAATCCAACCCTTATCACCTCCGTAAATACCAGCCCCAAGCAAGGGAATACCCACTACTGATCCCATCGGACAGTCATTCAGGGCACGTGCCAACGCCTCAAGCATATCCCGATACTGTTTTGCATAAGCTGGACCAGATACGACACGCCTGTCCGGCGCCACGGCATGGATTATGCGATCATAGGGAGGCCAAGCGGTAGAGACGCGCAGCGCCTTACAGACGTAAGGGCGCGAGTCGTAAACTGTATAATTCATAACATGTGCAGCAGCAGTGGCCATCTTATGAATCATACCATCCACACCCCCACCGCCTGAAAAATCCTTGTTCGCAGCATTCACCATGACCGTGGTGCCGGCAGTCATGTCGTCGGCCCACCTGATAGCTACCTTAGTGGGCGGTACAACCTTCATGGTCCGCGGCAGGACGGGCACCGTTATAATGCTCTCTGTTCCCGCAGACTCGTCTGGCTCGGCGACCACCAACGGAGCCACCTCAACGGGATCCTCCGCAACAGACTCCTCAGATTCAGTAACAGAATCCTCCTCAACAGACGGCCCCACTACAGGTGCAGGGGCAGTCGGGTTTTTCAAATAAGTGGGTCGATGTTCATACAAGACATTAAAAGCAAGATCAGACATACGTACCCACTGCTCATCAGAAAAGGTTTTTACAGAAAACTTCCTAAAAAATATAACACATTCACAGCTAGGGTGCGCGGCATCTACTAGCTTAGCATCAACCATCCACTCCAACTGAGGTCTTTCAACATCACAAAAATACTTGCAGCGCAGCTCTGGGGAGGGAGATGCCATCCACTTGGCGTGTATGCTATGCAATAGCTCCCTATTATGATCGCCCTGTATATCGGCAACGCCTGTGTCAGCGAGGGCCGCATCCGATATCCAAGGGCGAGCATCAGTGGAGGGCATATCGTCCACAGAGCGATATGTGACATCAGGTGTTAATCCAGTAAACATCGTGCAATCACCTATAGAAAAGTGAACATTGTACATGTGCCGATAGGCCATAAAATGACCCGGTGCGCAGGCTAAGTTGACCACTAGTTGATCACTTGAAAGACCGGAACAGAGGAGATCCAGCTTGCGTTTCATATGACCTAGGCGCTTACGCACGGGTTTAGTGCCTATGTAACATGATCTCATCAGAGGTATCCACACATATCCCGGTCCTTCCACTTGCTTCTTCACATCATTAAGATCTGCCACAGTGCCACTGACATCTTCGACTATTACGTCATTCTCATCAGTTTTCGCCAAATCCATGTCCGAATCCCACTCGTTCGTGGTTGAGTGGGACGACCACCTACTGCACTCACTATCCGACTCCTCGCTTCCGGTGCTCACACGCAACTCATTCAACCACGACTGTGCATTCAAAGCCAACGACGCTGAAAAATCTCTGTCGACTTCAGGCATGGTAGTACGAGACATACCACGATAACGACGACAGACGATATGCATCATTTCGCTTCCAGCAGGTCGAGATCTGAGCCTCACGAGTTCCGCCACATGAAAGTCGTTATACAGCACACAGAGTATGGCCGAGCTCTCTTCAGTAAGGGGTGGTGTTTCGATGACAAGATTTGCCATCGGCGCCAGTGACTCCATGGCAGATAATATGACAGGCCATGTAGTGATCCATTTACGTTCCCTTCTAGATAGTGGTGTGGTGATGACAGAGTGATCTAATCCTATATACAAAAGAGACAAAGTGCCTGGTCTTGGCTTACTAGGTGCTGAAGGTATTACAAAATCTCCGGATCTACTCTCTCCACACTTAGTGCAATAAACAAAAGGCATGACAGCTCCAGTAGTAGACGTGAGGTGCTGGCCGCACAGACTGGCAACGTCATCAATCGCGAACTTCGAGCACAGCTCTTCGTAAATACGGACGGGAGTGAGAGGCGTCCACGAAGCTGCCTTACGAGTTCGCAAAGATGACAACAGATCCGGCGCATCACCAACGCCCGGCTCGAGACGAACGGAGCGAGGCCCCGGTTTGGTCTCGAGCACGGGCTCGTAGTGAGAGCCAGACCAGTACAGTGTGATGGCGGAATCACCAAAATCTTGCCTGTCTATACCGCCTACTGGCTCCGAAAAATCCACGTGCACCCCTAATCCAAACATTTCAACAAAAGTTTCTATATCTTCCTTATTGCCCCATTCATTAAAACTTAACTCCAGTGTTTGCGTGTCCGGGCGTAACAAGTGCTGTAAGGTGTCAGGTGACATGTGCAATCCACTAGCTATACGTAGTGCGTAAAAAAGACATCTACCATCACCAGGCACAGGTATGATATATTGCGTGCCAACAGAAGTCATAGTCAGGGAGGCAATAGACTCAGTATCGTCACGCTCCCCCAAAGGTGGTGGTACCTCAGGATCAGGGTCACTCACGATTAAAGACTTGTCCGTTGTTATTTCTACCTTGGCAAAAGGCTCATAGGACTTGATCTTGAAATCCACCAGTTCATACTTATCTGTAGCCTCCATCAGGTACTGGTCATAGGTCTTATCTGCATTCACCAAAGTAGCTCCATGGACATACTCATAGTCACGAGCCACCAAAGCATGGGCCATGGTTATGTCCGGTATGTCATTAGTAACATGCAGAGAATCACCGACAACATTCACAACCTGTCGGAGAGTCCTCCAGATAGCCGACTGGTAGCGTCTCTGTCTTCTGGTCTTCTCATGAGTGGTGACGATACGCACTGTCTGAGTCATCTCATAGCGATGCCTGAAAGCCATGAGATAAGCCGCGACGGCTGCATTTTCTACAATATGAGGTTGAAGAGGTTTCTTGAGGCCTGATACTTCTTTGCCGTTAATGACAATTCTGGCTTCTTGTGCAGTGGCGTACTTCATGAGTGCAGTAAGGGTGAACTGGCCTTCCTTCATAGTGTCAGCGTGTTTCTTTATCCTATCAAACCAAGCGACAGGTACTAAAAATTTAATCCTAACTAACTGAAACATAGAATCTTCACTGGAGTTCCAGGGAAAAGTGTCAACCCAAGGAATGTTGGGGTCCCTGTCTAGACATAGTCTAAAGCTAGAAACAACATAAAACTGTGAAGTAAGGTCAGGCCTGACAGACAGAGTGCACACTTGCGGTCTATCTATCGCCGTAGGGATGAGCTCAAAAAACTGAATCCCGTTGCAATTCGCCCTCTTTGCAACCACATACGCGTTCCTGCCATCTGTAGTTCTAATGACAGTGCTGTAGGTGAACCTCCTGTACTCTGTTAAATTATGAACATAATCCTCATCATCAAAAAAAGTAAATCTAATAGTGTTGTCCTTTTCATTTGCATAAAAGTGAGTGCCAAGAATAGGTATAGTGCCGCACGCTTGAAAAGCCATAAGTGGGGAAAAGATATAAGTGCCAGCGCCGCGTACGGCGCGAGAAGCAGCCATAGAATCTGCTATATCCTCACATGTCATGTCATAAGTGGAATGTATGTATATATTATAAATGCTAGTCAAGGAACAGTGTTGTGCTTTGTTACGACACATCCTTCTGGCATCCAAGTTGATCTTCTGGCGAAGAGCTCTCTCATGTGTGACAGAGGCTCTCGCGAAATCGCGCGCACTCAGGCGTGGATTGCAACAGTGGATGTTAGGTCTGTCAAAGTGTCTCCATGCAGCTCCTCCTATGTCTTTAATAAAAACATCTGTAGATGGTTTGGCGTGCGGTTCATAGTTGACCATTCTGAGAACCTCCTCCACTTCTAAGAGACGCGAAGCTGCAGCATAAGGGTGAACAGACTGAGCAACTCCCGCAAATCTGAGGGAGTACCCAGGGTAAGCCGACTGCAAGGCTCTCTCCTGATCAGACGGTAGAGACTGTGGAATGGTAAACAAACGTGCTTGCCTCTGTGCCTGGTAGTTGACCGTAGCTCGAAGCTTGTCACCGAGCAGGTTCACCAAGGGACTAGCGGGCGACGCCAAAGAGGACATAAGAATATCCTTGTAGGTAGTGTCCGAGTCTAGTCCTAGGTTTTCTAGGCAAACAGATAGTGCAGCATTTGGAAAATGCGCAGCAACAGCGGCGTCAGCCATCATGGAACGCAGTATGAGCTCCAGACGGATTAGCCGCTAAAAGTCCTCTAGGGACTAATTGCTTTACGCAGCAACAGCGGCGTCAGCCATCATGGAACGCAGTATGAGCTCCAGACGGATTAGCCGCTAAAAGTCCTCTAGG